ACAACGCAACAAAGATAGATGCGGGGATTGCAACGATGAGTGATGTATCCCAATAACCTAGCAGATAAAATCCGCCAAGGCTAAGAGGTAATGTTAAATATTTATTGAGTGAGGCACGTGAAACAAAGCCTAAATCAACTAGTTCTAGAATGTAAGTGAGAGCCATCCCCACCATGAGTACTGCAAGTATGTAATCAGCCATGGGCTGAGACTACACGTCTAGGTTGGTATATTCCAATCCTGCAGGAGTAGTAATTCTCCACCAAGAATTCATGGGCATCCAATTGACAAGTGTTTGAGCAAGACGTAAGAATTTTGTAGCCTTATTTGGGTAATATAAACTGGTTGAATTGTGAGCAGTTCCTTCCCAAATTACACCTGCTAGTTCTGGCATTGAGCCGTCAAAATAATCACTAGGAGCGTAGGTATCTTGTGCCATAACCATGTCTAAGTAAAAAGTTCCAACAGTTCCGCTTAAACGATATTTAGCGTAAGTTGCTGTTGAATCTGATGGGATAAGAATTGTTTTGGTTTTTCTTACCCAAGAGTTTGTAAACGTCTGTGTTGTTTCAATTGTTTGAAGAAGAGTATCGCTTGCGTTGTACAACTCGATAAATAATTTCATATTTGCCATATTTGAAGACTTAATATAGTGTGAAACATTAAAGTAAATTCCTGGTTCAAGCGTTAACTTGTAATTAGATTTTAAAGCCCATGCTCCAGCAGCAACAAATTTACCACTGTAAGAACCTGGGTAACCTTCTGGTGGAACACTTGCATCTTGCGTAAAAGTTAACCCAGTAAGTGTCCAACCTGTTGTGTCTACTTCAAATGATGGATTACCAATGTAATTTTCTAGTGTTGGAGAAAGATTAATTGTTGTAGCCCTTGCTTCTTCGTACTCTACAAACGGAGTGGCACCAACATAAACCATATCTATGTAATACGTAGTTACAGTGCTAAATAACACATATAAAACTACATAGTAAGCATTACTTGGTGAGGTATTGGTTTTGCTGATTGTTTGCCAAGAATTTGTAGCAGAAATTGCTTGTGTAACATTTGAGATTACAATTCCATCTTTATCGTAATATTCTATCTTTAAAGTTGCACCACCGCTTGCTGGGCATTTTATATTTGTTTTATAAATGTATTCAGTACTTGGTTTAATTGGTATTCCTTGTTTAATTGGAGCATTCAATCCTAAAGAAATTTTAGCGCTAGTTGTTGCTGCTATAACTTTTAAGGTGTAAACCAAATCAATAGACTTACTTGCGTTGTTTGGAACCATTTCATTTGTTGATGAGATAGTGGCATTAGTTGCTACCCAACGTCCTGTATTTTGATAAAAAGTAGAATCTTGTACGGTAAGCATTAAATTAGAGGAAGTAGTTAAAGTTGGAGCAAAACCAGTTAAAGCCTCTGCATAGTTGGCAATACCTAATGCAGTTCCTTTATTAGCATACAAAGGAATTGCTTCACGAATAAGGGCACGTTGACGAAGCATAGGTAAGTTTTGCTCAGGATTTAACCCTAGGTTTAAAACTTCTCCAGGAATAGTTTTGTAGTTTGAACTTTCTAAGTTATGAGCAGGACGTGCTAACTTAATCTCAGTCATCATTTGTTCGTATGAAAAAGACATTCCATCTAAAAATTTATACAACTCAGAGGCTTCATCAACAACGCCAAGTGGACTTAAACTAGAACTTGTTAAAACTCTTGGTAAAAGGTCAACTACCTTTTTAGTAGCACCAGTATCTTCTGGGACTACTTCACTAATTTGACCCGCTCTTACCCAAATATTGTCTGAAGTGTAAAGAAAAACTCTGTAAAAAATATTGCGCCCTGTATTAATGGCGGTTTGAGTTGGGTTATCAAGACCATCGTAAAAAGATGCTTGGGCTAAAGTACCTTCAAGACTTAAACCATTTTGAGAAATTAATTCATAAATAATAACGCCATCTTCTGCTGTTTCTGGATAAGCATTTTGGTTACGCAAAACACGGAATCGAGTAAAAGTACCCGTAGGTAATTGCCAACTTACAAACACTTCATTAAATTTAAGCACGTTGATAGACATTGGCTCAACAGAGTAAGCAAGTTTAGGTGTTAAGCCATATTTGTTAGCACCGTATACGGAATAGCCGTACTTTGACATTTAATGCCCTTCTTTATGCGCCCATCATCATTAGGACAAATTCATTTGCGCCACCAGAACTTTGAGTTACTGTATCCCAAGAAGCAGTAGTTCCATCTGTTGTAAGGTACTTTCCGCTGTTTCCTGATTGAGATGGAACTTGACTAATTGTTGTCCAAGAAGCAGCAGAACCATTTGTTGTTAAATATTTTCCTGAATTGCTTGTTTGGGTTGGAAGACCAGTAAAAGTAACCCAAGAAAAATCATAGTTAGAAGATGAATTTTTTTGAAGTATTTGTCCAGAAGTACCACCCGTTGGTGTCTTTGCTGCATACGCTGTGTGAAGACCATACTCAATATTTGCAAGACGGTCTTTTAGGCTATCCCATGTGTAGGAAATTACAGGCTCTGTAAAAGAACCCACCCATCCCGAACTAAGGGTTAAGTATGTGCCAAGGACTGTTTCAATAGAGTTAACCTCAGCACGAAGAAGGTTGACGTGGTCCGCAAGAATTGTGGTTGTAAAGTTAACTACGTCAGACCCAAAATTGCGTACTGCACCTGGGTATAGTGGTGATGTTGGCACTAGTTTATCCTCTCAATATCTTCTTGTATTTTCTCGTCTTTGTCATTTATTTACTGCCTTAACTATTAGTGGGTATGGGCTTTACCCTCTAAAGTTGTAACTTTTCCTTCTAACGTGGTTACTTTGCCTTGTAAAGTAGTTATTTTTCCTTCAGCAGTAGTCAGTCTAGTTTCGTGGTTTTTTAAAGCATTTGCCATAGCAATAACAGTGTTCATCAAATCAATTTCCGTTGTTCCATCAGGCTGTTTTACCGTTTTAACATAGGCAGTTATTGTAGAAATGTTTACAGAATCTGGAAGAGCCTTTACATAAAGTCTTTTACTTTTTCCCTTGTGTTTACCAAAAGAACCAGACCATGTTGGATATTCATGGTCTCCTGCTTGAAAATGTACCCAAACACCCTGACCAATTTCAGGAACTTCAGTGCTTATATTTGCAGGCTCTATAGGCCAAACCCATTCAGTAGAGTGACCAACTGAAGTTGTTATCTCTACTTGAAGACGCCTTTGTTTTTTAGGGTCTTTATTGTTAGTTACTGTGGCTCGATAAACCCCAGGAAAAACTTGTCTTTTTGTTGCCATCTTTATAGTAGTCCAATACTAATGTTTTCTTCTTTAATTCGAAAAATTTCGTTTGGGGCTCCAACTAAGGTGTTTAAACCAGAACCTAAAGCCCTGTACAAATTTACAAGTTTTGCAATTTTGATACCTGTAACTTTATTGTTTAAGGTAGTTTCAATATCTTGTACATAAATGGTTTGAGCAAAAGAGTTGTTAACGTATCCGTAGTCTGTTGTTAGTACGGACTTAATAGACGCTTCAACTTCTGTTTCTGTGTATTGAGGTTGTTTTGCGTACTGCACAGTTACTACAATGTCTACATAAGTTGGAGGTTGAATAGTCAACGTTGTTCCAATCATTGTTCTTGGAGAAACATAGTCAAGTACATCGGCGGCTAAAGTTGTGTATTCACTTGTTGTTGCTTGGGCTTCATCAAGTCCAGGTTGTAAGTCAGAATCACCAGAGTTACGAGACGGTGCAACGTACATAGTTACAGATGTCCAAATGCTAGACGTTGCGTTTGCTTTACCGCAGTTAGTAACTCCTAAAGCAAGACTGTTAAAATCTTCAAGGGTTATTGCACGTGTATTAGCACGAAGAGTTAATGGTGCTGCATAACGAATTTGAGATAAAGTTTCAGGGTCAGAACCACCAAGAGCCACTTCATCATTAGTTACAGACACAATTGATTCTAAAGCAATTAAATCATTAGTTGAATAACCAGGTACGTAATCCAAAGTATTAAGTAACCCAGTAGAAACGTTTCCAATTACTCCGCCTCCAACGGTGTAAAGAACACGTATTTCAGAGAAGTTTACTGGAATTGCTCCAGATACTCCATCTCCAAAATTTACGTACAAGTTACTGTCAGCATCGCTTGTAACCGTAAAAACCTGGTCATAAGGGTTTGCATCAATTAGGTGTTGTACTTGGCGCCACTTAGAGTAAGCAGAACCTCCTTGTACATAAACACTTAAAGAACCATCTACTGCTGGAGATTCGCCCAACACAAAAGATTGATTTGGTAATCCATCTGAAGTTCCAACAAGTTCACCAAAAGAATTAGCATAATCAGAAACCAAAGTAACGCTTCGACCTTCTTTTGCAGTCATTGTTCCAATACCATTGTCTATGGCTGGGTCAAGCACAACGTTTGAATCAGTTGTAAAATAGACCGTATTAACAGTATCACCAGCAATTACGTCACCCGTAACTACTGTGCCAGAAGGGACAGTAACCACTTCAGTTTCTGATGAGTTGGTAAATGTTAAAGTTACAATAGATTGACGATAGCCTGAAGGAATATAGCCGTAAGCCTGAGCAATGTTTACTACACTCTCTCGCTGAGTAGCAGTAGCAATAAATGATTCATTTACGTTACGGTCAATGTAGTAAGACATTATATCGCCCATGTATGCAAATGCTTCTACTAGAGCAACACCAAAGTCTGATGGGTTAGACGCAGCCCAATCAGGAATTCTTTCTTGAATACGTGCAATTAATTGCTCACGAATAGAGTAATAATCACGACTTGTATAGTCTAATGGGATTGGAGTGTCGCTTGGAGGAACGATGCTCATAGATTCTCCTGTACTGATAGGTTGTTTCCACCGATGTAAGTTACTGATACGACTGTGTCGGTAACTTCACCGTTTGGAAGGTTGTAGATTATGTTTACGTTTGTAGTTCCTGTGTACTCATTAAAGGAAATATCAACACTTTGAAACGTTAAAAGTTCTAGTTGTAAAGGAAATGCTCGTTCTACTTCAGCAGCAATTAGAGCATCTGCATCTTCGGCAGTTTGCATAAAGGCTTCAGGAACAAGAGTTCCAAATTGTGGGTCTAAAAGTCTTTCTTCAAGGTTTGTTCCAATAACAAATCTAACTCTATCTGACCAAATTTTTGCTTGGTCAGTTGTAGATGCAACACTTCCATAGGCGTTAATCTTAAAGGGAAGTGTCAATGCTACTTCAGCCATTATTTGCCTACCCATCTACTTGGAGTTATGTTAAACCCGCCACGTGTTTGACTTACCAGGGGTTGTCTAGCGCTCATTGTAGGGGTTGATGGTGCCTGTTTGCCCCCTGTAGCCATTTCGTATGCCACATCTCTGGTTGGAACAAGTGTTGCCGTAGTTTTACGGAATCCTCCACCCCTGTTTTTACCAAGGCCATCTGTCATACAAGTAAAGTCCACGGTGTAACGACCGTCATAGGTTACAAAATGTTCTACCCTTTTTATAACCCAAGAACCATCTGTGTTTTCACCTGTTCCGTTTATTTCAACTGTACGGTAAGGAGCAATTCGT